ATTTTTTCCGGTCTATAATCGGGCTACATTACCCTGTTTTTGGGGCGCCGGTCTACACTTTTTTCATGTAAGACACCATAAAAGAAAAGCTAACTACTTGAATACCATTAAAATAGAAAAAGCCTCATTCCTAAGAATGAAGCTTTAGAGGTTCCTGGCGGAATGCTTTCGCTCCTGAATGACAGACAGTTATAAATCGTTTTTACTACATTATTACTACATCTTAATAGATCCAAGAAAATTGGAATGTTGCCCTATAAATTCAACTGTTTGGCTGAACGGTTTATCTATTATGATAGAATCTCCTGACACGAAATGAATAATGCTTTCGTCTTCTCCTTTCTTTGCTATCATTGTTATATTATCAATATTTATGATTGCTTCACTTTGATGGGTGTTGCCATCTGAAAAAATTATCTTCCCATCTTCATGAATAAATGAACTATTCGCAATTTTGAAACTGTCTACCTCTGAATTTTGCATAATTGTACTATATTAAGTGTTAATAAATTTCTGTTTCCGGCATCTCTTTGTTCCTCCCCCCTTTAATCACCCTCATTATGCACCGGTTGCCTGGTTGTGATTCCCTGTAAGTAAGTCAACCTGCCCTTGTAGATATCCGACTTGTCTGATCAGTTCCTCGTTTTTCCCTTGTAATTTTTTATTGTCCGAAATAAGTTCAGCCAGCCTTTTTTTCAAAAAAGCATCATGAGCGGAGTCGGTTGGCATATACATTTCGCCTTCTCCAGATATCAACCAGTTGACATTTAGCTCCGGATAAATGCGTAATATCTCTCCAATTGTATCAGACCCTATATTTTTAGCCATTGTACGGACATAACTGTCTGACTTCCCCAGTGATATAGAGAATCTTCTTGGATTAGAGCCTATCTCTTTTATAAACTCGTGTAATCTGGCTTTTATACTACTTTCCATAATTTTTTATAAATGCGTGATATTTTACCTTTTTTATTTTTATATTGGTAAAGTATTACGCATATTTGCACCCGTAAGAAACAAATCTGTTTTCAAAAGTAATTAAAAGCAAAACAAACAGCAATAGGGAAAATACCCTAAAGCAATTATTAACAATTAAAATTTAAAGAAAAAATGGAAGAATTAAAGAATGGAAATGGCTCAATTGGGAATTGGCTCCACATGAGTGGCGAAGAGCTTGCGTCTGTTACTGCAGATAGAGCAAAGAAAGAATCCGAAAGATATAGCGGATTTACAAACGCTATGAGTGAGATTGTTAAATCTGCAAATAACGGGAAGACGGTCGCATTAATTGGCGGAGTTACAGAATCTGATTTATCAAAGATAAAAGAACTGGGCTATGATGTAACCGAGCAGAGATATCAGGATTTCGCACCCAAATATTGTCACGTATCAAAAACATTTATGGTAAAATGGTAATCAAGAAAGTAACTTACTCTTTCAAAAAAGGGTGTCATAAGGTTTCGAAGGAATCTTATATGGAACTTCAGAAGACGTTAATGGAATGTATGGGTTGTTCCACAACTCAACAATATTATCAGAAGCGTAAGGGGATTACTAATATCCCTGTTAATGTTAAGCAAGCCATCGAAGGCGTGTTTGCCGATTTTGGAATCGACAATCCAGATGATATCTGGGATATCACCGAAGGGTAATGAACGTCAACGTGAGACTTTCGCAAAGAGAAAGTCAGGTTGCAGAACGGATCGCCTGGGGATCCGCGATTAAAGAGGTAGCAAATGATCTCTCGATAAGCGTAAAAACAGTAGACAACACCCTACAGAAGATCTATAGGAAGATAGGATGTGGTAAATTAAACGAGTTGTCCGCCTGGTGGTTCTGCACTAACTTTCACATATCGATGGATTTAAGCCCTGTTAAACGACGTGTTGTGGCTTCGTCCTTACTCCTAATATTATTCTTTTCGGAGATATCACTAACAGCAGATTTCTGCAGATATAGGATAAGATCCGGAAGAAGTACGAGAACTGAAATTAGAATAAAAAGAGATTAAAAGAAATGGTTGAAAAGAATTACCTGGCTGCCGCGGTAGCACACGGACATAAGAGGAAACTGCAGGGCATAGACCCTAAGAAATATGCCCTCAGTATCTGGAAGCTCTTTATCGCGGCCGACATTGCCGAGACTGCAGCGATGGAAATAGAAGAGCTACTAAAGCCGGTAGAGCGTTTCGTGCACGAAGACAAGCGGCGTATTAATGCTATTAAGGCAAACGCAAATAAATTTGTTTACGACGTTGATAAAACCTGTTCTCCGGAATTTGCCGAACAATTTGCGGACATATCCAATGCCTGCCACACACTTATTAACAGCTATATGTCTAACCAGCTATCAAAGATGCACGACATCTGGGCAGAAAAAAAAGAGTTATGAAAACAACAATAAATCGGGCCAATATCCTTACATCGGAAGAAGTGCAGGAGATTCTTAGAATGTACCCAGACACTCCTACTTTGGAAATTGCCAGGAAGTATGGAAAGTCAAAACTTACGATTTATAAAACAGCTAGCCGATACGGGGTTTCAAAAAGTCAATCTTTCATGGAATCAGAAAATAGCGGTAGAATCCGTAAAGGCCAACGCATAGGACAGGCTACGGAATTTAAAAAAGGCTTTACCCCTGCAACGAAAGGGAGAAAACTATCCGATTTTTTGTCGGACGAGGGACTAAAAAACTCTGCAAAAACTCGTTGGACAAAAGAGACAAGGCCAAATAACGAGAAACCTGATGGGCACATCTCCGTGCGCCGTATACGCCCTGCCGATTCCGGAAAGGTGATACCATACAAATTCATCCGGATATCTAAAAGCAACTGGGAGTTTCTTCACCGGAACGTCTGGGAGAAGATTAACGGCCCAATACCTAAAGGATACAACGTCGTATTTAAAGACGGCGACACAATGAACTGCGCAATCGAGAATCTGGAATGCATCTCCAATGCAGAACTGGCAACCCGTAACAGCTTACATAATCTTCCGGAAGATATCCGCGAAGTGATCTATTTGAAAGGACGTTTAACCAGGGCGATCAATAATGCCGAAAAAGAATAGCTATGGGATTAGAGAAGTTAAAAGAAATGGTTAATAAACCATTCCTCTACAAGAATGAAGAGATCGTTATAATCGGATTTTGCGATGGAGTTGGCGAAGACGGTGCCGATGTTGAGATTTACCTAAATAACGGCAAAACACTTGAGTACAATTTGTTCGACCTGGATATTAAGCTGGCTCGTTTCCGGTCAATTTCAAACACTGTAGTCGTACTGGCCAATAACCGACTCAATGCCGTTTCGACAGTAAACCCAACCGTGATAAAAGACCTTCGGGATATAGTTCTGGATCAGATTCAAAAAGTAAAGAACGATCCGGCAGCAGTCAACCAGGCAAAGCAAGTATTCCAGGGCGTGAATACCCTCGTTAACCTGGCTAAAACAGAACTTGAATACAGACAATACATCGACAAACAGTTAACAGACTAATAATATAAGTATGGAAATTAAAGCAAGAAATTACCACTTAAGAAAAGAATCCGGCTCCTGGTTAGGACAAGTGGTTCTTACTACAGACGGCGCATTTATGTCAATAACAGACTACGGAAACTTCTGTTTCGCGTGGAGATCTACAGGGGTGGAAGACTTTAGAAAGTTCATTGTCACATTAGACGAACAGTATTTTACCAATAAAATGGTGCAAGGCATAGGATTTATAGCCTATGGTAAAAACGCTCAGGATTCTGCTGAAATGTTTGCAAAAAAAATCCTTCCTGCGTTAAAAGCTGCTATTCTGGAAGAACTTGAATCCGAATTAATTCAATCTAAAGAAGCATAGTCATGAAAAAAATATCTGCAACAAAAAACCTTGAATGGTTTATAATGGGGCTGGATTTATGGGTATGGCCACCCGATCCGGAAGTGGGAGACTGGGAAGCATTTCGAAAATGGGAACCTAAAAACATGGGCGTTATTGCCTGCCTGAAATTAAGATGGAAAATAGGGTTCTGGGGATATGAAATGAGAAGTGATAAAATAGATATAACTAAATATTAATGTTATGAATTTATATTTTTATACAGATAAAAAAAGTGACACAGGCCTTAAGTTTTTGGATGTGTATACGCGTGGTGAAGCCGCAAAGAAAGCAAGTATCATGTTGGCCCGTAAATATGGATTCGAATCGTGCCGTCCTGGTCGTACCACCTATAATGGAGGAATAAGCTCATTTTACAAACCTTACGATCAGACAGATCTCACTCATTTTAAGAAACACAAAAAATACTCAAATGAGTATTTCCCGAAAAGAACAACGAAGGAAGGGCTTGCCATGATTGAAGAGATCAACCAGCTGCCAGTTGTAGATATAGACGAATTAAACAACATCGTTGGGTATGATTCAGGCGTGTGGAAGAATAGTAATATTGGATTTAATATCAGCGAAAATCATTACGGGTTCATTGTAGGCGCTACATGGGATTGCAAAATGCCGTCCGACTGTATAGAGATTACAGGAAGTGAGTATCTTAAATTATTCAAAAATAATTGAGGCATGAAAAGAATAAAGATTCACAGACGCAAAATTTCTAAGACGGCATCTGATTATTATTTCACTGCTTCAGAAAAAAAATGTGTAATGGTGGTTTATGACAGTCAGTGGGATTTTTACGGTACCCCTTCAGGGGTGCATGAAATCCTAATAGAGATACACAACAATAATGCATTCATCCCGAATTCCATGGAAGAGATATCTATTGATGAAGTACCACAGGCAATTATAGACCTACTTACTTTTTTAAACGATTAAATAAATATAATTGAAACAATTAAAAAGTAAATAATATGTACGTAGTAGAATTAAAAAGCGGCCGATGGATTTGTTCTGAAAATAAGAATGAAATCGAAAAAGTATCTGGAAAGTTTAATAGTAAAGAAGAGCTTGACAATGTTCAAAATTTATGGTATCAACCATGGAATTATTTAAGCGGTGTAATGTCTGACTTCTTCTGGGCAATTAAAAAAGGTGAGAAATTAGAAAAAACAGAAGCGATGAGAGGATGGCACAATGATCTCCCATTGTCTAAATGTATCGAAGGAGGAGTAGATTTCTTAGGTAAAAAACAACCTAATTGGTATAAGAAGTTGATAAATAAACATAGTTGAGTATGAAACGAAAATGGATACCGGCATATTACATTGTCTATAAAGACGAATTGGCCTATATGATAGCGTGGCCAAATGACTGTTCTTATCGATGTGTAGCAAATCTGGCAAATATGCTAAAGACTGTCATTAAAAAACGGATTGGATCTGAAATGAAATTTATATGGAACGACTACCACCGGAACGAGATTATTTCAAAAAATAATGTGACATCTGAGGATATTGATAACTATGTAAGAAGTAATACTGCAATGCTTTCATTTATGTCTTCAGACGTTCGAGAAAAAGCAGTAAAAGGCCTTATTAAGTTGGGGGCAAATCCTAATGATTTTATCTGCGTAGATTCATACCGGGATGTAATCCTTCAGCAATCTTATTATTACAAACATAAAGAATTCATACCTAAACAGAGTTGAAACAATTTAATAATACAAAAAAATGGCAAGAACTATTTACCAAAACAACGATGTTCGAATCGAATTAGAACGTGTTGATGAATACGAAATAAAAGTGAACTGTAATGGCGAAAACATAATATGGATATCAAAAGGCGATGAAGATATATTTCAAAAAGAGTTAACAGAACTTTTTGATAAATATAGAATCTAAACATATTAGAACATTATGAATAAAGAAAGAAGAAAACAACTTGCCGACATTGTTGAACAACTTGAATCATTAAAGTCGGAATTGGAAGAAGTAAAAGAGCAAGAAGAATCAGCTTTCGAAAACATGCCTGAATCCCTTCAGGAATCAGACCGGGGGCAACGTATGCAAGAAGTTATTGACATTCTTGACAATGCATTTTCGAGTATCGAAGAAGCTATTGACGGATTAACAGAAGCACAACAGTAGTTCAAATCCGAACACAACAGAATTAAACAATTTAAAAATTAAAACGAAATGTTACTAAAAATTCAACAAGGGCCTGTAGTGGCATCTTTTACGGGGACTGAAGTAAGTAATCCCGTATTGCAGTTTAGAGAGATTTCTTCGGAGGATGGGGATGTGTATTTAACTTACACTAGTAGCCAGGAGCGAGATAAGGCTAAAGAGATTGTATGTAAGCTGAAGCTGATGTGCGGTGAAATGAAACACCAAAACGGGTATGTTCTATTCTTTAAGAAATCGGATCTTATTATACAAAAGTAAAATGGAAAAGAACTTCAAAAATATAAATAATCTATAATATTATGAAATCATCCTATTTCCTTGTAAAGTTAAACAGTACCACAACTCAAATTGTGATGCCTGGGCTGGCTAAGCGTCCGGTGGATCAGTCGGCAAAACTCCGCAATGTATGTACTCAGAAAAAAACAACAATAGTAAAGTAAACATCATGTTCAGGACAATTCATTTCGAAACCGCTATTCAACAGAGCGGGTATAACATAGACTTAGTAAAATACGGCGAACAGCGAAAAGTAGTACGGGTGGAAGGATCTATACCTTACCTGAAGAGAGTCGTCGTTAATGGTAAGGCAAAATATATAAACGCGGTAAGGGTCGTACGATGGGACGATCGCGGAAAATGCTTCTCCATGCGTAGTAAGGTACGGCAGCCTAAATACGACCTTCCTTTAAAAGATGTAGTAAAAACATTAAACATGTAGTACGATGGGAAACTTAAGTCAGTACAGAATGAACGACCTCTCTTTTTCCTGGCACGATAAATATATCAAGGACCTTGGATTTAACCAATTTCAGTCCTACATAAGAGACGTAAACAACGCCTTGGGCAACCTTAAACCAGGCAGGCATTACAATGTTGAAACCTCGGTTCCGGCCGAAAAGCACGACCTGTTTATCAAGATCTGCTGTACGTACATCCTGGCACATTCTGACTATGAGTTTTCCGACGACTATACTAAAATTAGGAGGCACGTATGAATCTTAAGAGATGGAGCAAGGAAGATACTGATTTTGTAATAACCAACGTACAAAAGCTAACTATCTCCGAAATGGCCGAAACGGTGCACAAAACGGAACGGGCCGTAAAGCTCTTCCTGCACCGAAACAAAGTAGGTTACGGCCGGCAAGTAAAGCGGAACCTGTGCCTGGAACTAATTAAGATCCGGTTCGTTCACCCGGAATATTTCAGCCCTACAAAAAAGTTTTACGACGCTACCGGAATCAACCAGGTTCGATGGTGGCACCTATACCACGGGCGCAAGCAGATTACACAGGAAGAATACCTGGCAATAGCCAATCACCTGAAGATATCGCTTCAGGAAGCTTTCGAACTAAGACAATTAAACCTTTTTACAGAAGACAATGAGTAATATAGACAAGATAACCATCGAAAAAATACGAGACGCTGTATCGATAGAAAGCATCATCGGAAAGTTTGTTACCTTAAGACGTTCCGGATCTTCCTTCGTAGGCTGCTGCCCATTTCACGGCGACACACACCCTTCCATGGTTGTGTCGCCAGCCAGGCAGCGGTTCAAGTGTTTTCCCTGCGGCGCCGGCGGCGATGTGCTGGAGTTCGTTATGAAACACGAAAACATGTCGTTCTCCGAAGCCTTATACTGGTGTGCCAATGAAGCCGGGATACAGATCGAGACAAACGATCTTACCCCGGAAGAACGGGCCAAGGCAAAGCAGGCCGAGTCTCTGCAGATCGCAATCGAGGCGGCCGCAAAGTCGTTCGAACGTCATTTGCCCGAAGCCGAAAAGTACATGCGTGATCGTAGCTTTGATATTAAATCGGAGCTGATCCGGAACTTTCGCATCGGATATGCCCCGGATGGGAACGTAGTTGGCCAGGATCTGGTAAAGAACGCATACAATCCCGTATACCTTCGCGCTGTAAATGTGATAAAGGAAGGCAAGTATGGCGACTTCGACGTATTCCGCGACCGCATCATGTTCCCATTTATGGACCTGAATGGCAATATAACCGGCTTTTCCGGCCGGTATATAACCCCGAAGGAAAACACGGGCAAGTACGTAAATACAAGCGATACGCAACTATTTAGCAAGGGCCGGAATCTGTTCGGTCTGTTCCAGGCTAAAGCGGAAATAGGAAAGCAAAAGAATGCCTACCTGGTAGAGGGTCAATTCGATGTATTGGGGATGCACGCCAATGGGGTAAGCAATACGATCGCCGGATCCGGAACGGCGTTAACTACCGACCAGGCTAAACTTATAAAGCGATTTACAGACACGGTTACCCTTGTCTATGATGCCGACAAAGCCGGGCTTCATGCCAGCTTAAAGAATGCCGATATCCTGCTTAAGGAAGGGCTTACCGTTAGATGCGTTGCTATTCCAGAGGGTAAGGATCCGGACGACATTTCGAAAGAACAAAAAGATAAGATGCCTATCTGGCTTAAAAACAGGTCTACCGATTTTGTCAATTACTTTTCGGACGCGCTGTTGAAAAAAGATCCAGCTGCCGAACCGGATCCGGAAGCAAAAGAGGCAGCCCTTACTACCATCTGCACCCTGATCTGCAATGTGGCTTCGGAAACACTTCGACTTTCCTATATCCGAGATCTAGCCAAGAAGTTCGATTATAACACCGAGTTGGTGCACCGTAAGGTGAAGGACTTGCTTCGCAAGATGCCGGATGTGGAGAAAACCGAGGAAATGAAGCCAGGTATCTACGGAACAGACGAACTAAAAGAAATGCCATTAGAATCTGGGTACTGCGAACTGACAGCCGATTTTGATCGGTTCCTCGAGGCGTACGGTGATGAACCGGTCGTGTACATCCACGGAGTTCCATCCCCAACCGACATCCAGGAGCTTCGCCGGCTATGTACCAGGTTCAAGACTTCGACCTGCGGATTGTTTCTTTCGAAGGAAGGTGTAGAATCCCCGTACCTTACCGCCCTGCTGGATATGTTCAAGGCCGGTATATCGGATATCTATGTGGTATCGTCTGCCTGCAGTCAGGACGACGATAACGACGAGGTAAAAGAGCGCGAGTACACGTTCGTCAATGCGTATCTGCAGATGTACGGCAGCTTTTTTAACACCACCCAACTTTCGGACCGTACCCAGTACATCGAGCGATGCGCCGAAGTGATAAGCCTTACTGACGACAGCGTAAGAGTTGTTAACTTCTCCTCTTTCCACGCTGCGCTTAGTCTAACGAAAGCCCAGCTTACGGAGATCCTTAAGCCTTACCTGGCTAAAAGAAAATCGCGGATGGCCATTAACAGTCAGCGGGAAGACGACGAAGACGACAGCTACGATCCGGACGAACTTCCGGAATATGTGGAAAACAATCCAACCTACAAGGAAATGTATCGCAGTCACAAGTTCTACCCGAAAATCAATAAGGAGGGCGAACCGGTCTGCTACATGTTTCAAAATGACAAAGGCGGACACACCCAGGTGGGCGATTTTTACATGACCCCGCTGCTGCACATCCTGTCGGACGAGGAAGACAAGAACAAGCGCGTGCTGAAGATAAACAGACGTTATTACAAGAACCCTCTATTCATCGAAGTGCCATCTAAATCGCTACTGAAGAAAACCACGATCGAGGAAAAGCTTATCATGCTCGAGGCGGTGAATTTTTCAAACGGAGAAGAAAAACACTGGACCAGGATACGCGAATACATGTCTCGTCAGTTCGTTACCTGCTCCGAGATTGATACGTATGGAAACCAACAAACGGACGGGTTCTCTCGTAAGGAGGACAATATGTTCTTTGCATTCGCAAACGCTATCTTCCATTACGTGGATGGATCTCCGCGTATCGATTATGCCAACGACCTTGGAGTGGTGGTTCATAACGGCAAGAACTATTATCTTCCTGCCTTCAGTACCATCTATGCCGGCGAACGAAGCTCAGACAAGTACGAGCTTATCTCTACACTTAAATACCGGGATGTTCCGGCCGAAAAGCAATGTAGTTTCGAAAAGTGGAGCGCCCTGATGGATAAGGTTTACGCCGTAAATGAGAACGGAAAGTGGGCTGTCCTGTACGCAATAATGTGTGCATTCCGTAGCAATATACATAGCATCGACAGGTTGTTTACAGCCCCGTTCTTCATGGGGCCCATGTCTTCCGGAAAGACGCAGATCGCTATATCGATCCGCTCCCTGTTTATCTCTCCAAAGGTTCCCATTTTTAACCTTAACATCGGTACGGATGCCGCCATGAGTACAATCATGTCCACCTTCAGAGATGCCCCGGTAGTCCTTGACGAATACAATAACAAAGACATTACAGACCCGAAGTTCCAGGCGCTTAAGGGCATTGTGTACGATGGAGACGGCCGGCAGAAGCGTAAGGGCACAGGAGGCAAGGAAATCGAAAACGATAAAGTATACGCCCCGGTAATAATCTGCGGACAGGAAACCCCACAGCGGGACGACAACGCTCTTATGTCCCGTATTATCGTGTGCGAGGTTCCGAAGCCACACAGTGAGCGTACTACAGAAGAGATAAACCTGTTTCAGGAACTGAAAGATGTAGAAGACCCGGACAAGTGCGGTCTATCAAACGTGTTATTCCAGGTACTTAATCTTCGCGGCGTGGTGATGGATCATTATCGCGATCTTAAAAAGAAATGCGAGGAAGAACTCCGGGCCGCCCTTCCAAAGGGAGGCGGTGGCGATATGGTTCGTATTACAAAAACAGTCTCCCTGTTTCTGGCCATGTGTAAACTTATAGAGCAATACACAGAGCTTAAGCTACCGTTTACTTACTCCGAGTTTTTCGAGATAGCCAAAAGCAAAGCCATAAGCCAGGTAGAGCTTATAAGTCACACCGATAAGCTGGCCACATTCTTTAAGAGCATGGACGTGATGATCGATACCAGGACGATTGTAGAAGGCCGCGACTTCGCGATCGAGCAGGTAGACAAAGTAACCATTAAACAAGGCAGTGACGAACCAAGCAAGGCCGTGCCATTGCCGGCCGGAACACGTGTATTATTCCTTCGCCTGAGTCCTATCTACACCCAGTTTGCACGAAGCTCTTTCAACTCCGAGGAGTCTACACAGAGTACAATCGAACAGAACCTGCGTTCTAATCCGGCCTACATTGGTGTTGTGAATGCCCGTCGGTTCCGCTGGCACGAAACGATGGAAGTACCCCGCGGCGGCATGGAAGCCGGCGAGCAGGGATTCGATGCAGAAAAGGCCCAAATAGACAACCTGATGGTGAAGCGGATGGAAAAAAGGGAAAAAATTAGTTCCTGTTTCGCTATCAATTACGAAACATTCGTAACATACTACGATATAGACCTTGAACGCCGTTCGAGGGAAGATGTAAAAAAAGAAGGATCCGATAAAGGAGAACAAGATTTACCATTCTAATATAAACAGATTATGAAAAGAGTGTATATCAGCGGAAGGATTACAGGCGAAGACCTGTTCTGTGTCGTAACTAAGTTCGACACAGCCGAAACGCTTTTACGTGACCAGGGGTTTTTCCCCATCAATCCGTTAAAAAACGGTCTGTCCAATATCGCTACATGGGATCAGCACATGGTAAGAGACATCGAACTGTTACTAACCTGCGATGCCATCTGCCTCCTACCCGACTGGCAACAATCCCCCGGTGCCCGTATCGAGGCCTTTATCGCCAACGAAAAGGAAATGCCTAAAGTCTATTTACCAGATAATGTAAAATCACAATTAAAAAAACAAGCCGTATGAATAAATACCATCGGGATTTAGAAGATCCGCAAGGAAAGAAAACGTGTATTGGCCGCTACTATAATTTCAAAAAAGGAATGGAGTATTGCAAACATAAGGACGAATGTGAGCTATATAAAGAGTACATCCTTGATAAAGAAAATAGATGGGACTGGGATATCCATTTCGATTTAATAAAGTATTTCAGACAGTGTAAGATCTATAAACATAAACAAATAACAGCCTTGGGATGGCTTTGTAAAACCCATGAATGTATGAGAAATTTAGATGAAAAAGCAGCTGAATACACAGCTCATTTATGCAATCAAACCGGTACTTTTTCTAAAGGAGAAATTGAAACAGCGTACGTAACTGGAGCTATTCACAACGAGCAATTGGTTATTGGCGAGATTGGCTCGTTCGGGCAGGCATTGAAATCTCTTAAATCCGGATTCCTTGTTACCCGTAAAGGATGGAATGGCAAAGGCATGTTTATCTTCATGCGTCCTGCCGATCAACTCCCAATTCAATTTGTAGCTAAAGATATCAAATCTTTACCAACCGGCGTAAAACAGTACTATGCGCAGGATCTTGAATGCATATCAGAAAAACCGGAAGAAGATACTGTTGAATTCACGGCCTATCTGTGCATGAAAGCAGCCGACGGAACAATCGTAAACGGATGGTTGGCTTCACAGACGGATATGCTATCGGACGACTGGATGATATTTGAGTACTAACATTATTTTGATGTTCTGTTACACAGATCACTGTAGTTGATAAAAGAGAAAGCCCTGGCAAATGACTGCCGGGGCTTTCTCTTTTATATAAATACAGGCTGTTAAATAGTTATGTTTTCAAACATATGATTTGCAAAGAATATTCTTTGCAAATTGTTTGTTATTTCTTTGCAGGTTGCAAATAATATAATATCTTTGTCAAGTCAATCAATCACAATTATTAATTATTTAAAATTAAAAACATGAAAACTTTGGAATTACGTTCAAGAAAGAACACAACCAGCAAAGCATTAGCTTCCGTAATTGATTTTATCAATTCGTTTGATTTTTCAGAATACTCAGATCTTCACTATGTAGAGTCTTCTCACTTTGGCCTTAAGTACGATTCAAACGGCGATGATTTTTTCCATGACAGAGCTTATTTTTCTGTTGGATCAGCCGGTAAAATAGTTATTCACACGTATGTGGAAGAAATAGGAGACAGTGAAGAGTGTTTAAAACATTGGAATAATCCCGCCAACGTATTCGATGATACTTGCACATTCGTTCATTTCGACGGACTTGTTAAGGCCATGGAGACGCTTGTAGCTAAGTTGAACAAAGCAAGCGAAGATAAAGATGCCGAGATCCAATCATTCTTAGACTTCGCCGAAGGCTGGAAGAATTACAAAAAGATGCTTTCCGAAACTGCGGAAATGCTAAAAACAGAAGAAACAATCTAATCACAAACCACATCCGGCCCGGTTCTTCCCGGGCTGGATAAATACCAATAAAATTATGGCTAAGTTCAGAAACGTAGAATTCAAAATGACCAGAGGAAATGGTTATGGTCAGTACATTATTTCCGCAAAGTACAAGGGGGTAGATATCAACGTCCATACAACCAATTCGCAGGCATTCGATTGGTGCGAAGACGAAAGCAACAAAACGAAAAACAATGAAGCACGCAAGTACTGTTACACGATGATTAAAAATCAATATAATTCAAGAGGATAATGGAACAATACGAAGTTAGTAATGACGACACTCCTGGGCGCTGGAGATGCTGGGATAAGTGGAATGGCATTATTTGCAAATTTCAAGACAAGAAGTTCAACGAAACCCAACAGACAGATATCGCAGACTTCGCCCTGTTCATGCGTGTAAACAGTATCCAGCACGAATCTATTGCTGTATTCTACGCTACTGCAGCCAGGGAGATGGCCGATTGGCTTTTAATCAATCACCCAGAAAAACTATCATAATATGGTAACAAAAAGTATTCGTATTACAGAGGAGCAGGAACTATACCTACTTGATCATTACAAGAACGTAACAGAAGGCATTTCGGACTGTATCAATAAGTCGATGGTGCCATCAGAAGATGAAGAGCTTCTTAAGCTATTAAAGGCCTATTCTCAGAATGAATTGAAAGGAAAATTTACGCTGGACGAGTGGAAGTTTTTCGCAGACTCGTTAAACGGAACAATGGCAGACGGAATATTCCGGTGCAATGCAGGCGTTCTGATCGCCCACTGCGAAGACTCCGAACAATTTGAAGGAACTGCTACTAAATGGGGGGTATCTGTTCCGGATTTAACAGAGAAGATAAACAAACTGGGAGGCGCACAGATAGAAGCCCTATATACTAGGATCGAAAAGTTTTGGGATGATCCGAAAGATCTCGAAGCGTGGTCAGTATTTTAAATAAAAAGCCCGGGCAATCACTCCCGGGCTTAACTTTGTCAATCAATCACGACACGAAGCCATGAAATCATGTGCAAATATAATAAAAATCCTCTTTACGGCTCTCCAAGGTGATCTACTATTATTCTTACCTGCTTTGGAGTTAGTATCTTTTGTCCGGATCTGTAACCGGCATCGCATAGATTTTCTTGTAAGGGTTCGCTTTTGGTTATCCATTTCTTAAGCTGGCTGCTTGCGCTTGATACCGTGATATGGGGGAAATATAGGACGGCTAGCTCTTGAACTCCGTACGATTTAAAGGGAAATTTCATGTAATACGTATGTTATTAGGTTTTGTGTAAAGATAATCATTGCAGTATGAATAAAAAAAGGATGCGCCCCTTTTTGCAAAAGAATGCATCCTTTTTTAAGTAACCAAGGCAGTATTATATAATGTGCTCTTTATCGCACGGAATCGCTTCCGTAACCGTTACAGGGGTGTACTTTTCGAAAGAGGTGTTTGCCCTGGTAGATCTCAGCTTCGCGCCTGGCGTGAAGATAATCTTTGGTTTCCGGATCTGTGCAGAGCTGAAGTCTTCTTCTGTTACACTTCCGGAAGATCCTACAGAAAGTCTAAAATTACCTATCTCTCCAAATTGGACAATCCGACCGGCCTTCAGGTTCCGGTCAAGCTCGTAGTTCATACGGTCGAGCACCGCCTTCACATCGGCCGATGTAATCGAACAGAGTTCGCTGATGTTGTCGCAAAGTTCCTGGAACGATACATACCCATTATTAACAGCCTGCGCATACATTTTTTTCGGAGCAGCTGCAGCATCCTTTCCCAGGTTGCGTCTTTGAATCAATCTAAATTTCATAGCCATAATAAAAATATTTATAATTAATACTTTTGCAAACATATAACCCAAACGCCAATAGGATAACGGATACACCCGTATCCACCCACCATCCGCATCCAATACCCTCCAATGTCCGGATAAGGATGCCAGGAATGAAATAAATAATCGTAATTACGGTTATTTATTTTGCTGTATTGATAATATATTCGTAATATTGTATCGCCCATTCAGACTGCCTTAAAAAATGAATCCTCTCTTATAGTGTAACCCTAATAGGGTTCCGGTACAGTTCCGGTGGGCGCACTATGAGTGAGGATTCGCCCTTTAATTATTATGGAAACAAAAACAATCGCTCGAGTGAACAGTGTGGCTATCGTAGCCGGGAATGATCCTAAAAAATTAGTGCCAATCAAACCCATTTGCGATGCACTTGGAATAGACTTCCCAAACCAGTTTAGGAAGATAAAAGAGGATGAAGATCTGAATTCAACCATTGTGCTCAGCACAACGGTTGCTTCTGATGGAAAGGATAGAGAAATGGCATGTTTACCCATCGAATTTGTGTTCGGATGGCTGTTCACAATCAACCCTAAAAATGTAAAAGAGGATGCCAGGGAATCGGTCCGGAAGTATCGGATGGAATGTTACCGGGCGCTTTACTCCTATTTTACCGAATACGCAGAATTCGTAGAGGTTCGCAGCCAGGTAATCGATAGGCACGTGGACGAATACCAGCGCCTTCAGCGAGACTTTAGCCAGGCAAAAAATAACATGGAAAAATCTCGCGAAAGATTAAACGAGGCCAAAGCGTTAACGTTCGAAAAGTATAAAGAGGAAAAGGGTCAATTCAATATTGATTTCCTTGCTGAGTGATGTTAATAAACCTGCAAATGCAGGTTTATTAACATAAAAATAAATACTAAATCCTCGTGCAATGAATGTTCTATTAAACATAATATTTACGCAATGAAAAGACTATCGTTATTCTTTCTATCATTTATTTTTTGCTTAAGCGTCTCCGCCCAGGAAGAAAGTCCGCTTGAAAAATACGTTTCGGAGTATTACACCTACATGAAATCGCTACCGGTTCCTAAACCAGACAAGTCCGTATTAACCGAAATTCTCAACCTGGCCAATGTAGAGCCAGGATCCGGCTTTACGATTGATGGGGTTGTACAAGCTCCAGGTAAAACTAAAGACGAATTATTTGACTCTTCTATGCAATACCTGGTTGATATATTCAAGGACTCAAAGAGCGTTATTCAGATGCAAGACAAAGAGTCCGGGATAATTGTAGGAAAAGGTACATGTAAGGCGATTGCTTGGTTTGACGAGTTCCTGCTAGGCCGATACGCTGCAGATGAACGATTAGCTTTCACCATTAAATTACAGTTCAAGGATGGCAGATATCGATGCGAAATTTATAATGTATCTTGCCAACTGTACGCTACGTTAGATAAGCCTATTGAATTGTATTTAATACCTGAGTTCTATGAAAAGGGACATAAGTCTGATGATGGAATAGTAGACTACTCTTCGAAAAGGTACATCAACCTTCGTTCGCAGCTATTAGTGACCGGTCTGCGTGAATTATTCGGTATTAAATCCGGATTGCAGGCTTATATCGAAACTAATACCACTAATAATAAAAATGATTGGTAATTAACTCCAGTATAAATTATATAATATTATCCAAAAATGAAAGAAGTAAATATTAATGGAGTTGTGCTTAATGAGCACATTGAAAAAACAATTGGTGAATGGCAGAGTGGATTAGCCGATGTAGATATTAACGCAATTGAGGAATGCGTTTCTTATGTTCTTCACAATCCAAAAGAGGATCCGACTGATCCTTCTGAGGCTTCAAAGAGACTCCAGTTGGTGAAATCTCTGTTGATGATTGAAGAACGAATAGAGCTGTTTAAAGTAAAAAAATAGAGATTTGAAAAAAATAAATATGAAAAAACAATTCTGTTTTATTTTTTTTCGTATGTTTGCAAAGCTAAACAATCATTCTAATGGATGCCGAGGAGTAACGGATAATGCTCACTGATAAAGGCGGGCTTTTTTTATGCCCTGTTAAGATATACATATAAAGGCGGCTGCCTTCCCTAAATTACTTTCGCTTCGGCGTTCAGGTGATGATTGTTTAGCGACACGGGAAATGGCAGCCGTTCTTTTTTTTCTGCCTAAATAGCTAAACAATCATCCCATTATGAAAAGAAAAAATCTATCCGGATCCAGCGCGATCCATCAACCATTTTCCTGCAGGCACGAAAATGGTAGTAAGTTATCCAACCCATTCACCTGGGTAAATATCCAATCTCTTGCAAAAAAGCTGAACGCGAAGTTACCCGAACCTCTCCAGGGAATGATCCCGGCTTCTACAATCCACGAAACGAAACTCTGCGTTACAGTTATCATGTTAGGGGTATCCTCTCTTATGGGTATTACTTCTCTTCTTATCGCTTCAATTCCCGCGTTTCTTATTCTTACATCTAAAGAGAAAGGATCCTCCAAATGAAAGATCCTATAAAACTTGAAGGAGTAGCCATCACAAAGGGGATCATCGAAGCTATACGCGACTGGCAGGGCGAAGGATCGGAATTTGATATCGAAGCTATAGACGAAGCTATTACTACTATTCTTATGCAGGAGCAGGTACTGAATCAGAAATGGGATAAAGCAATCGACTTTCTTCGCCTGATCAGACTGCTCAATGATCTGAAGCTACGTATAAAAGTTTTCGCCGCAAAAGACATCATTACAGACTAAACAGGCATCCCCTAACCTATACGGCCCGTCCTCGTCCAATCCGGATGAAGACGGGCCTTTTCGTGCATACAAATCATCCGGATTGGATCGCGCAGTAATCTGACTAACGACAACCGTTAGTATCATTTCTTCACTTTCGTATTGTATTTGTTAAAAAATACAATATCCCCTACCCCCGTACCCCCAAAATTAAAAGAAAAGCATAGACACAAATTTTTCCACTTAAGAAATCGAAAAACACCGACATACGGACATACGGACATACAAACATTTTCTTTAGAAATGTAACATACTGTATGTCATATATATATAATTTAAAAAGTATATATATATGTAGGTCTTACGCTGTAGGTCTGTAGGTCTTTGTAGGTCTTGTATGTTTTGACACAATAGTTATGTATGTCGGAGGCCGAAATTTAGGACATACAAAAAACACCAAAAAAGGGGCAAAAAGGGTGTTTTGTAGGTCTGTATGTCGTCGACATACAGTATTTTTTTGCTTTTAAATTTTTTTATGTCGTTGATATTCAGTATCTTTATACAACTCGTACCTGTTTTGTAGGTCCGTATGTCGGTAGTTCGCGAAAAATGAATAAATGAAATGAAAAAAATACGTGTCCATGATTACCACTGAAATTAACATTACCCCGTTTTTGGCCGAATATGTACTCGGCAAGTACAATAACGGAGCTTTAGAACCTGTAACTATTCCTCAAACCACGGATCTGTATCATGTAATTTGGGATTTAATGGCAAAGCGTCCGGCCGGAACCAGTCCGGTGGATCGCGGAAACCTTTCGATAATCTTACCGGACCGGCGCGTAGGCAAGGATCCGCTACATTATAATTACATCGCCCCGGCAGGCGCAAAGATTATCGAAAACAAAATACGCAGCATGTTTAATGCGGAGCTTCATGCTTCGCTCCTGGAGAATGACCAGAACGGTCACGAACTAGACAATATTGACGTGGTGCATCAATTTATTTGTATGTATTGCATTGAATCAATCTCCGAAGATGCCCTTATAAAGAACTACTATAGGTGGCGCGAGAACATGCGAAAGCGAAAAGCTCGCCGAGATTATAAAAAAAAGTTAAAAAGCGAGAAAAATTACTCCGACCAAAGGGCCTGATTTGTCCTTTTTGGAGGGTATAATCGTCCTATCAATGGCGAACTTGTTATATATCAGCGAATTAAATCATATTTATACGATTATTCTTAAAAATAAAGCATATGTTAAGCGAATTAGGTGGATTAAATGGGGTACGTTACTTGCTTCCTTCTGAAATTTCATCGTACCAGGTAACCGATGCAGGTGTTACCATTGTGCCAAAACAGGGCTTCGTGTGGAAGGATCTTCCAACCACCAGATATGGGGCTACTATTGTGGTAACTCCGGACCGTTCGGAATCCGGGGTACTGTATACCATATCCGGAACTATATCCATTCCGCCAAAACAGTACACGAATGAGTTGGAGCGCCAACTATCCCGCATGGATGCCATTGGGGCGATAATATGTTATAGTCTGGCCAATGGGGTTAAGATGGTGGTTGGTTCGCAACGTATGCCTGTTCGTACGGCTCACTCTTTGTTGACTTCGAACACGGCCTCGGGCGCAAGCGGTATCCGGATTAATTTAAGCGGGAAAAGCCTTCGTCCGCAGCTGCCGCTACTATAATAGAGGTCCTTTATTAACACAGGCTTTCGGTGTAACATTGCATAAAAGAATAGCGATGTTACACATACACAATCTTCTCAACGGTGTTTGGTTCGTAGACAAAGGTTTTGCCTCCAACTACCTTCCCCTGTTATCCGGCTACCTGAAGGGCGAACCTCTTTCGGGCGTAAGGCGAAACGCCTTAAATGAATCTGAAATATCCGAAGATAACGGGGTTTCTTTTGTTTCTATCCATAACGACGCTTACGGTATATCTGAATACGGAGAATACATGTCTCCTGAGAGTGCTCCAAAAAACTCCGTTGCTGTAATTGCTATCAACGGGGCAATAACCAAGTACGACCAGGACTGCGGTCCGTCCGGAATGCTCACCAAATCCAACATTTTACAACGTTGTTTTGCTAATACAAACATAGAGGCGGTAATACTCCGTATTGATTCGGGCGGTGGAGAAGGCCTTGCCTGCCGACTTATGCAGGATACCATCCGCATGAAAAACAAACCGGTTATCGCTTTTGTATCCGATTTTGCCGCGTCTGCAGCCTACGGTATTGCAGCCGCATGCGACTCCATTGTAGCCAGCAGCGAGGTTGCTCGTATCGGCAGCATAGGTACCTACATTACCATTGTAGATTATACCGAATATTACGCCAAAGCGGGTATCAACCTTATCGAAATCTATGCATCGAAAAGCACGGACAAGAACCAGGAGTATTACCAGGCGTTGAAGGGTAATACCGCTCCACTTAAAGCCGTGTGCGACACTTATAACGAAGATTTTATCAACCGAATTGCAAGTTTCCGGGCCGACGCCCTGGACGCTGACCAATCAAAATGGGGCACCGGTTCGGTTTTCTTTGCCAAAGATGCGCTTAAATTGGGACTGATAGATGAGATTGACAGTTTTGAGAATTTATTAAATTCTTTTATTAATTAATAAAAAAACAGGTATGAAGTTTTTACAGGACGCTGCTTTTGCAGCTATGAAAATCGCCTCGAGCAACTGGAACAGCCTTGTAAACGGCATCACTCAGGGAAACCCTGAAATGAAGCCCGAAGAGGTTACCCCGGAGGTTGTTACTGAGGCCATGAACCGTGAGGAAGATCCTGCTAACGCAGATCTTGCTTCGCAGCTTGCCACCGCTCAGGCGGACATTTCGAAAAAAGAGGGCGAAATCCAATCTCTTACTACCCAGTTGGCCACTGCCAACCAGGAGATCAAAGAGCTTAAAGGTACCTCCTCCGAAGATAAGAAGGATGTGCACGTTGAAAAGGAAATTACTGGAGGCGAATCGGACATCAAAGACTTTGCTGCAAAAAATGCAGGTAACACGGCCGCTATCATGGCCGAAGCTAAAAGAACAAACTTTATTTAATAAAGCCCTATGAGTAGAATTGTAGATATTGAGAAATTAAACCGCTATGCGAAGGATTATGACAACGTGCTGCGTACGTTGCCTTATTTCACTTTCCAGGAGTTCGCTACAGCGATGAAATTGAACGTAGTCGAAGTCGAAAACGAAGACGTTCTTGTAAACGCCCGCCGCAAGGCTGGTAACACCGGTGCTTATAAGGCTGGAGCAAGCATCACCTACCCTAACGAGGTGGGCAAGTTGGTTGAAATGAGCCTGAAGCCCGAGTTAACCGTATCGCGTGTTAAGGATAATATTCTTAATTACAGCGACAAAAAGATTTTGAGTAATGCCGGCGAAAAGGTGGATCACACCGTTAAAAAGCATCCGCTCGAAAAGATGATTGTGGATAACATTATTATCTCGCACTCCGAAGATATCGTGTTTTCTACCTTCTTTGCAGACCGCGACGACACCAAGTTCTCGCCTCTTACTTCGTTCACCGGATTTTTCCCTTGGATAGATTTCTTTAAGACTGAAAAGGATATCACAATGGCTAACCGTAACCTTGTGCCTACCGGCATGTTTGGCGACGGAACCAAGAACGATTACGATCGTCTTGTTGATTTCCTTAGAGCTGCTCATCCGTTCCTGAAGCGTAGTGCTGTTCTGTACTTCAGCGCGACTGTAGAGTTGATATGTAAAGAGGCTTATCGTATCAAAACGCAGGCTTTTGCCCGTCCATCTACTGCCGACTTTTGGGCTGCAGTAAAAGATGATGCCAAGTTCCCTGGATTGGTTCCGTGTACGCACGAAGCATACGGACAGGGGGATGCGCTTATCCTGGTTAAACCGGGTATGGTTGATTTCGGTGTAAACACGAACAAGGCTAAACAGTTTGTTCAGATTCGAAACATCTTCGAAGATCCGAACGAGGTTCAGTTCTGGCTTCAGGCTGCCTACGGGGTACGCTTCCAGGACATCCATAATAAGGTGTTCCAGGTGAATGAGCATACCAATACGGGCGTAGACCTTGCGGGCGACTATGTGGCCGGTGGGGCTGTAACTGTAGAGATTGTTCCTGCTGCAGCTGTTACGGCTGGTGCTAAGTGGAGAATCGGAACCGGCGAGTGGATGGAAAGCGGTGCTACCATGTTGGGAGTTCCTGCAGGTGTTACCGCCATCGAATACGGCGCTGCTACAGGCTATACCAAGCCTGCTAATGGTTCTGTAACTGTTGTAGACGGCGAAGACGTATCTACCGAAGGTACTTACGTAGCTTCCTAAATTTAACAGGCGGGGGGAAACCCCCGCTATTGTATAACTTCAATAAATTACTCTTATGAGACAGATATTCAAACTATTATCAGTAGTATTTTTGTTCGCCATCGTGGCGTCCTTGTTTATTGTTCCGGAGATGGGTGCTCAGCATCTGTCTTGCGCTGTTTTTGCTCCGCTGTTGTGGCCGGCTGGTGCCGACAATATGGGCGGGTATAAAAACAGGCTGTTGTTTATACCTCAAGACGCTGTAAGCGGGGTACCTACCTTGCCGGCGTCGACCGTCGCGGATGATGATTATGTAACGGCTGCCGGTTCTTTTGTTTTTAAAGATGCCGTAGCCGGGAAACCTACTGCCATATACGCGACACCGAAATCGGTGGGGTATAAAGCCGATTCGCAGGGCGAAGTGGACTGTAAGTCATACAAGCACACCGGGGAGTTCTTCCATCCTGGGAACAAGAAAGCGGCTGATATTTTGGCTCGAAAGATAGCCAATACTCCGGGTTACCTGATTATAGAGGACAACGATAACCAGTACATCGTTGGCCAACCAGGCTACCCTTGTACGCTTACCGCCGCTTACGATGGTGGAAAAGCTGCTGCTGATAAAAGGGGATTCTCTTTTACTTTCGATTTCGATTCTGTTGCTCCTAAAATCCATATGGGTACGCCGATCGATATCGACGCTTTATTCGTATAACCTAAAAATTGAGTCATGACAATAAAACAATGGTTAGCAGACCGTCGGCGCAAGTATGCCGACGGCCTTGCCTTATTTAACAAATATGCGTCTCAGGAGCTTAAGAGCAAGTTCGGGGCGTACTTTAACGAGGTTAATTCGTGCCCGGCATTCGACGGTCACATGACAACATTAGTTAATAAACTTACGGTGATAGACCGCGATGCTGTTGTTACGCAAAGCGTAGAAAGAAAAGATTCTGTAGGAATTGTTTCTGTTGGTAAAGATCCATCAAAACCCTCCGGAAAAGCCGCAGGAAACCCACCCGACAAGAGCAAGACTCCGGGTGCAAAGATTACACTGGCAGACCTTCCGGAGGAACTACAGGGGCGTGTTAAGCGGATCCGCGAAATCACACCGCTTTATGCAGCTGCTTTTACGGAGATGTCGTCCGAAGCTATCCAGGATAAAGATCGGGCAGAACTGGCTAAGGAAGTGTTTAACCTGTGGTATGAACGGAAAACCATCTGGAATGAGCTGGATGCTTACGCGAAGTCTAAGAACGCCCTGCTTGATGTTGGCTTTGCTCAGCCGGAACCGCTCCCAGCCAATCCGCTGCTTGATGGAATGATGCTTGCCAAAAGAATTGAGAGAATCAAAGAAAAAATAGCCCGTACAGAGAAAGCTATTTTGCTTCACTCCGAGAACGGAAAAGAAAACCTGAGGGCGGCCGCCTGCGAGCGCCTGGAAAAATTTAACAAGGAACTGGCCGACTTAATGGCGAAGATTCCTCAGGCATAATTTGGGTTGTTTAGATTGTAAAAAGGGCATCGCTGCAAGTGTATGCCCTTTTTTTATAAAACATTGACTATGGCTAATAAGGAATTAACTACGTACGATAAGATAGAACTTGTACTCTATAAGTCGAGAGAAGAGGCTTCTGTATACCTGTCTGAACGCGAAATGCAGCAAAAAGACAGGTGGTTGCTCTGTGTATCAAAAATGATGGAAAACCCGTCCATGTTGGATTCGGACCTGGTTACATTCCTTACCAAGGGAGGTGAAGGGTTATTTGAACCTATATCTACAGCAACCGCTTACCGGGATATGGCAGCCGTACGCCGGTTGGTTGGAAATATAAAATTGTCGTCAAAAGAATGGTACAGACACCTGATTGTAGAAGCCTGCAAAAAGGGTATTGAAATAGCCAAAACAAACAACGATCCGCATGGAATTGCCGCAAATGCGGATAAGATAGGTAAGTATACCCGGGTGGACAAAGATGATGATGCATTAAATTACGACAACTTCGAGCCTCCTGTATTCGAGCCTAGCGATGATGTTACCCTGCTTGGCGATGGATTCGAACAAATACCAAATCTGGAAGAGGAACGGGCAGCCTTCAGGGCTTTGTTTAAGAACGATAAAAACATACAGGACGCTTTAATACTGGAGGACCAGGACGATGATGGGTACTGAGAGTAAAGAGGCTAAAGGCGTTAAATCGGTTGAAAATTTGCTTTCCAAAGAAAATACGGTAAAGAAGTTTTTCAATAAGATTCAGCGCATAGGGATGGCTGTATCGGCACACGATGAATATTGGGTATGTTCGCGCGGTACAGGTAAATCCGAGGGATTGGATGCCCGCTTTATCGTTCGTAACGTTTGGTCCATGCCCGGATCGTTGGGTGCGCTTATCTCCCCTTCGTACGCCAAAGCCTGGGGAAATACGTTGCCGGCAATCCTGCACGCCCTGGCGCAATGGGGATATGTGGAGGGTATTCATTACTTTGTTGGCCGTAAGGCTCCTAAATCTGCAGGTTTTAAACAACCTAAACGCCCACCCCTGCGCGATGCCTGGGGTAATTGTATCCACTTCTGGAATGGAACGGTGATGGTTGTACTATCCTTCAGTAACGGGATGTCTGCAAACTCCATGTCGTTGGATTGGGTGCTTGGCCCAGAGGCTAAGTTCCTGGACTACGATAAGATTAAAACAGAGGTTAACCCGGCTAATCGTGGTAACCGTCAATACTTTGATTATTCGCCCTGGCATCACAGTGTTATGTATACCACCGATATGCCTAATACAAAGAAAGGGCGCTGGATCCTGGATAAGCGCGAGGAGATGAATCCCGTACATGTACAGCTTATCCGTAATCTGTATTATAAGCTAAAGACTACCGAAAGGCTTCCGGAACAAAATGCCTGGACAAAGAGGGTTATAAAAGAGACCAGGCGCGACCTGGGCCTTGCCCGTAAGTTCCAACGGCCGGTTAAACCTGTAAAAGGGAAGGATCGCGAGTATGCTGTATTCTATGGTGAGTACGATATATTCGATAACCTCGAGGTAGTCGGTAAGGACTTCATCTGGCAGATGTACCGGGATTCGCCCGCCCTGGTGTGGCGTACGGCTTTCCTTAACGAGCGCCTGTTCCGAGTTGCCGACTGTTTCTATAGTAGTCTGGATGAAGTTAGGCACTTCACAACACCGCCCGAAAGCCGCTATATGGAAGGCATGGGCAATGATTGGAATCGCCTGCAGACGTGCGGCTGTCTGGCGGATGGAGATCTTAACTTTGATGATCCTATCCTTATCGCATTCGACTCCAACTCAGCGATATCCACCGCATGTGTGGGCCAAGTGCAGAACCATACCATGCGAACGCTTAAGAGTTTCTTTGTTAAGACACCCAGTAAGCTGGACGACCTGGTACGTCGTGTATGCGAGTACTACAGTCCTAAGCTACGTAAAGAGATTGTATTCTTCTACGACCACACATTCACCTGGACAACCGGTAACAATGCAGAGAGCTATCGTGATACAATCATCCGGATCCTCGAAGAGTATCGGTGGGATGTTACGGATGTGTATATAGGTCAGGCTCCCCGTCACGACTGGAAGCACGTCATGATCAACCGTGGGCTGAATGGAGACGATTCGCTGTTGTCTCCTACATTTAATCCATATCACAACGAGTTCCTGAAGCTGGCCATGGAGCAGACCGGTGTCAAGCAAGGTAAGAACGGATTCGAAAAGGATAAGCGACCAGAAGCATTAGAGGATAGCCCGGAGAGTCCGGACGAGTACAAGACGCACGTTACTGACGCATGGGATACGCTGTATGTTGGTGCCAACTACCACATGCCTAACACATCTGCATCCGGATCATCGATCGCATTTCTCGACCACTCCTAACGTTTTGGTTACCTCGTGGCATATAACGGCATTTTTTGCCTTCTCGCCCGCACTATTTTTGGAGGGCGCTGCGAGGCTAACTGAAAAGAGTGAGAGCTTCGATCCAGATTCCGGGATGTATCCGTTTGATTTTTACCATTTTGGTATTTTTACTTTGAGAATGGAATGAGTGTTTTGATTTGGCAGTTTTTGACGTGTTGTTTTTTGCGGGTGGCTCAATTGTGTCCTTTACTACGCTGTAAGCATTGGCTATTTTTGAGTATTCTTTTTCAATAACCTGTTAAAAAAATGCCTATGTTAAGTTTAATTGTTTCCAGTATCTTAACAAAGATACAGGCTGTGTTAAACAGCGAGTGGGGTCTGGTCGGAACGCTCTTCATGTTGCTTATTTCTTTTATCTCCCCTATTGTTGTGCCATTTGTGTTGTTGTCTGTGGCTATACTGATCGACCTGGTGTTTGCCCTGGCCGCTCAGATTAAGCTAAAGAAGTTTTTATTCTCCTTCGGCGGTCGACTTACCTTTTTAAAGGTAATGATATACTTTGGCCCGCTCCTTACAATCTACCTGGGCGAGTATGTTTTTTCATCCGATATCTTTTTGTTTACAAAATCGGCCGTTGTCCTGGCTATTGCCTGCGAGGGATGGAGTATACTTGGTAGTGCGTTGATATTGCGCCCCGATATGCCTTTTCCGAAGATTCTGCGCATGCAGCTGAAGGGAGAAATTGAGAACAAGATGGGTAAAGACATTTCGGAAATCTTTAAATCGGAGGATAAGAAATGATTACAGATGTACAACTCAGAACCATTATGCCCTATTCGACTCCGAAGAACAGGGATTTGTTCCTTCCATTTCTTAACAAGTATATGGAGCAATATGGCATTAATACTAAGATCAGAAAGGCCGCCTTTCTTGCTCAAATCGCACACGAAAGCGGTTCGCTCCGCTACGTGAAGGAGATTGCCAGCGGAGAAGCCTACGATACCGGAAGCCTTGCCAAGCGGTTGGGTAACACTCCTGAAGCTGATGGCGACGGACAGAAATACAAAGGCCGTGGATTGATACAGATTACCGGACGTGGAAACTACGAAGCAGCATCTAAAGGGTTGGGCCTCGACTTGATGGCTAAACCGGAATTGCTTGAGCAACCTCAGTACGCTGTACAATCGGCTTGCTGGTGGTGGAATGGGCACGGACTTAACGCGGTAGCAGACTCCGGAGATTTCCGCCGTGTTACCAAGATCATTAACGGTGGGTACAACGGCCTTGCAAGCCGCGAAGACTTCCACAAGGTTGCTTTAAATACCTTAACTTAACATTTTATGAAAAATGGACTTAAACGAATTATTGTCTGTTGTGCAGCTATGGCTTTCATTTGTGGGTGCAGCGTCCATCGTAGTGGGACTTCTGGCCATGTTCAGGTTGATTCGACGCGAACCGAAGCAGCCTATTCGTACCAATTCGCCAAATCGGGATTTGAATCGTATGCCGCCGATGTGCGACAACAAAAAAACGTCACGTTCGTCTGGGTACGTCGTGACACTTCCGGACAACCCGATTCAAGTGGACAATATCCAATTGCTGAAGAGGCAAAATATACAGACCTCTCTGTAACGGATATGAAGCTGGACTTTAAGTCTGCTTTGGACGAGCATGTAAATCAGTCTCTTAACCTGTCTGGAACTACATCAACCTTTTCGCAGGAAGATAAAACGATCAACACGGATGTAAAGAATGAGATACCTGGTATCATGTATTCGGTAGTGTACGTTTTGCTGGAGCTGTTCCTGTTGAGTTGTGTGGCTCTATACTTTACGAAGAAAAAAACATGATCAGGATTAAGCAGACAGCGGTGTTTATCGAAATGCAGCGAAAAGAAAACGGTCGTTATCGTCCTTTCAGCTTTTCGTACGTCCGATTGTCTGACAGCCGCGAAGGAAACGGCGAAGCAGGATCTATCGTTCATTACCCGGTTGCCTACTTCAGTTCTATACATGCAACCGGCGATACGGTTAACATCCGGATTCAGGGGGATATCCACCCGAAAAAGTTTTTAAAATGTATGATTATAAAATTTAATTCAAAAAAAGTATATGCCTAATAACGTTTTTGATTTTGGAACAACCGCCTACCTCGAGGGAGGAGCTGCCGCCGTGGTGATGCCTAGTTCGGAGGCGTTTATTGATGAGAAGAATGCAACAACCGTGTCGGTTGATCCTGCTAAAGGATCGCCGGTAAAAACAAAGAATATAGAGTTCATGCCTTTTGGGAGCAAAAACGATCTACCTATCCAGATTATGAAAAAGATTGGCGAAAATACCATCGTTGGCAGCAATGTGGAATTTAAAGCGGATCTGCTGTATGGCGATGGAGTTTTTGTTTGCAGGAAGGTCAAGAACGCTGATGGCTCTGTAGAATTTAAAGAGTTGCTTCCTACAGAGGCTAAGGATGTATTTGACTTTATGGAGCTGGTTGATTATGGGCGTATGATGCAGGAAGTGGCGGCCGACCTGGTAGTGTTTGCCGATTCGTTTGTAGGGCTTTCGTTCGGTCGTCGTACGAAGGGGGACAAGTATAAAGTGGCTTCCATGTTTCACCGCGAAATGTGTTTCTCCAGGATTTCAAAGCAGAACGAAAAAGGACGTATAGAGTACCACGGGTATTCTTCGAAGTGGCCAGACTCTACCGCTCCGGATGATGCTGTTGTAACGGAATTACTTAGCCGCGACCGGACCATGGAGGACATGCTTATCCGGATTGGCGAGCGTATCGATCCTGCTACGGGAGAAAAAAAACCTACAGCCGGAAACTTCCTGATGATGTCGCTGAATAAACCGGTTCCGGGACGGGCCTATTACAATCGACCCTACTGGTGGAGTATATTCCTGGACTGGTACGACTTCAGCTGCTCGATCCCTAAATTCAAGAAAGCGCTTCTTAAGAATCAAATGGTGCTTAAGTACCATGTTACGATCAATACGTCTTTTTGGTCGAAGCTGTTTAAGGATCTGGGCATTTCAGGCAATGCCGAGAAAGAAGCGGAAGCCCGCAAGAAGATACTGACTCAATTGAACGACTTCCTTAGCGGCGAAGAGAATGCCGGTAAGAGCTTTGTTTCTCACTACTCTTATGACAAGATTAATAAATTCGATGAACACGACTTTATTATCAAGCCGCTGGAATCATTTATCAAGGGTGGCGAGTATATCGAAGACAGCGAAGAGGCTACGAATGTAATCTGTAATACCATGTCAGTACATCCGTCCCTGAAGGGGGCAAGTCCTGGAAAGAGTAAGACAATTAACGGAACGGAAGCCAGGGAACTATTCATCATCGCCAATGCGCTTTGTAAGCCCATGCGCGAGCTGATGGTAAAGCCTCTCTATCTTGCTAAGAAAGTGAACGGATGGGATGAAGACATTCATTTCTTTATTGCCAACACCCAGTTGACCACATTGGATAAAAACACAGGTGCCGAAAAATCGATCGGCTCACAAAAAGTATAACTATGCTAATTACCAACATAGAAGATTTACGGCGTACCATAAAAGTAAATGCTACGCTTCCTTACGAGACAATTGAACCGTACCTGCAGTACGCTACGGAACATTACCTGTACAGATACATCGGGAAACCTCTCTATCTGTCTATAGTGGAATACCTTAAAGGAGATGCGCCTGTAGAAGGAGACGCTCCTTTCGAGGAGTTTATTGAGTTTTGTAAGCAGGCCATTGGTCCGCTTGCCGTGGCTCTGGGGACGGACGAACTTTCCATCATGATTGGCGACAGTGGACACACTGTTTCGAAATCGGATACTAAAACCCCGGCTTCAGACGCAAAAATTCTCCTGGCAAAAGAGAGCGCCCTTCGGCGTGGATTCGATGCCATCGAACGGATGATTGTATTCCTGGAAGAAAACCGGGAATTGTTTCCACTGTGGGATCAGGCTCCTTTCTGCAAGACTGCCAAATGTGTACTTCTTAAAAATGCACAGGAGTTTCAGTCGATGGGCTTTGTTGATATCAGCTACTCCAGGCTGACCTACGAGAAATTTACGCCCCTACTTCTTTCCCTGGAATACTCACTCGGGAACCTGCTTCCTGCAGGCGTTGCGTCTATGCTGTTTGGAATTGTTGACGGAGACCAGACTGCCGAACAAGGAGATGTTATCCGTTCTTTGCGTGTATGGCTGGCCAATAAAGTGGCCCAGCTTCACACCTCGCAAACAACCAGGGAACAACGTTCCGCTCCGGGACTCCTTGAATTTAAGGCGCTGATCCGGCCGGTGTATGCAGATGCTTCGGCCAACGGCAATTTTTATGGCGAACAAGCAGACCGGGCATTCGGGAATGCACTGCAGGTAATCAGTTCAAATGCGGCACAGTTCGGCATTGATACACTTACCCCCGCTTCTGAGTTTAACAAGATCGAAAACAAAATATTTGTAGTATGAAAACAATCACGATAGACAGGATAAAGTGCGAAATACCTTCTACCTGGAATGAATTATCGGACGAAGAACTTGTTTTTTTAAGTATCGTAATGAGCGGACCAGTTACCCCGGATGCCGTAAAGCTTAAGATGCTTTTGTTTATGATTAAGGCGTCGGTAAAAAAATACGAAACGGCCAGGGATGGAATTCGCTATCACATAACCATTGCCGGAAAATCTTATTTTCTTTCGGCGCTACAGTTGTCGGACATGGCTCATTCATTGGATTGGCTGTTTAAAGAGACTGCGGACGGTTTGCCGGTGTTGGATGTTCGCCTTACCCGCAATCCATTTCCTGTAATCGAAACGAAGATGGGCTTTATTGCTGGTCCGGAAGATGCGCTTTCCAATATCACATACGGCCAGTTTATCATGTTGCAAAGTTACCAGCAAATGCTTAACGCCGAAGATGGAGTGTACAAGTTCTTAGCGACAATTTACAAGAAAGACAAGTTCAACACATCCGAAGAGGGTTCGCCGGAAGTGATTAAGTTGGTTCGTCCGGACATTATCCGGGTGCTGATCTGGTATTACATTGGTTCGATGGAGTTCATCCGCGAAAAGTTCCCAAATGTATTTTCGGGTGGCGAATCGGGATCCGGATCGGTATTTGACAATCAGATGCGTGTTGTGGATGCCCTTGCTGGTGGCGATGTAACGAAAAAGGATCAGGTTAAATCTGCCTACCTGTATGATGCCCTTTATACTTTAGAGATTGGAATCGAGAACGAACGTAAGGCTAAGAGTCATGTATAACCATTTTGAATACGGAAAATATTTAGCGGGAAAGCTGATTGACATTACGGAGGCGTTCGATGCCTCCAGTCAGTCGGATCCGCAGAGCATGGACGAAAAGATTACCAGGATAAACGGAGGCGTGTTTGTGAGTGTTGACAGCAAAGACGGGATGATTAACTATTCCGGAAGCGAATGTATGAGTCTCGGTTCTGCGTATATTTTCCTGGTGCTGTTCCCGGTTGCTTCCGGTAATTCGGAAGCGGAAAAGCAGGTGCTCGAAAAAGCGAAAGCGATAGCCAAGCAGATCGTTAAAAAAATGATGCTCGACTTCGAGTCTAACCTAAGCGGATTGGAGGAGCTGGATCCTTCCAGTTTCGAAATACATGGGGTCGGGCCTCTTGGTGAATGCCACCACGGCGTTGCCATTGTTTTCGAAGTGGGCGAGAGTTTTGGCTTTAAGTTGGACCCAACGATGTGGAGGGAATAAGCGATGGCAATGCGCAAACCTCTTGACGAATTCACATCGAACGACTGGGTGCAGGCGGCCATGTACATGAACAAAAACGAGTACTCGCGTATCCGTAAGATTGCCATTCGTGCCGGTCTTCTTGAAGGTGGAAACGTAAGCGACATTAAGATGAATACGATTAGCGATATCGCTCAATACCACCGTGCTGTGAACTTCGAGGCAATGGACCAATTTAATAAGGATTTACGACAATGGCAGACCGATACAATTACCGCGCTGCGTGCTAACATAGCCGCGTTGGGGATGTCCGGATCGGAGCTTTCGGATTCGCTTGTGCCTACTTTCAAGAAGAGTAAGTACGGCGAGATAAACCGGTTGGGTTTCTCTTTTGCCAGGCATGGTATTTTCGTTTATAAGGGTGCGCAAAATGGATATGGTGGTATAAAAGGTTCGAAGTGGAGCTACCGTAAGAAAACGGAATACGGCTATATAAACACGTCGATTATGAGGGAGACAAGAACCCGAAGTCTTGGCCGTCTAAATCAATCGAAAATGAAAGATAGGGATTGGTTTAATCCGGTTATTGAAGCTCGTCTTGAGCAACTGGCCGATATCTGTACTAACTACAGTGATACAATGATTATAGATGCTACTAAAATATTTATAAGGAGATGAGCGACGTAAACAGAAGTATAAAAGTCTACATAGACAATACCGAGGCTGGTAAAAGCATCGATGGGCTACGGGCGCATATAGCCAAGCTTGAAAAGGATCTGAACAACCTTAACAAGGATGATCCGGCGTATGCTGCCAATGCTGCTAAGATGAAGAAATCGTTGGAAGATTCTTACTCCCAACTTGCCAAGTATCGGAAATCTGTGCAAGAAACAGAAAGGGTACTCGGTAATCTTAGCGGGTCAACTTACAAGGAGCTTGTTGCTGTACAGAAGCAGGTTGAACGAGAGCTAAAAAGTACATCAAGGGGGACCGAGGAATACAACCAGAAACTGGCGATGCACAAAAAGGTTTCGAAAGAGGTGGCCATGGCACAGAAGGAGATGCGTACCGAGTTGGGTGCACAGGGCACAATGTGGTCCCGGATGAAAGGCTTTATTACAAGTACGGCTGCCGGCTGGTTAAGCGCCGGGGCGGCGTTACTGGTAATTACGTCCAGCCTGGCTAAATACCGGGAAGAACGGGACAAGCTGGAAAGCGGGCAAAAAGAATTAAAAGCGCTTACCGGACTGGATGATGCTTCGGTAGATTGGCTTACCGAAAACGCAAAACGGTTGTCTGGTAATATGACGGCCGACGGTGTTAGGATTAAACAGTCGGCCGAACAGATATTAGAGGCCTACCGGATTGTAGGGGGCGAAAAACCCGAACTATTGGATAACAAGGAAGCGCTTGCAAGCGTAACAGAGGAGGTTCTTATCCTTGCTGCAGCTTCGAAAATGGATCTCGTTGAAGCTACCCGAGCTGTGACCTTAGCTATGAACCAGTACGGAGCTGCAGCCGATGAAGCTTCTCGATACACCAACGTACTCGCTGCCGGATCTAAAGAAGGTGCTGCCGAAGTGGATAGTCAGGCACAGGCAATTAAAAGAGCCGGTGTTTCCGCAGCTGCTGCTAACATCCCCATCGAGCAGTTGGTTGGTACTATCCAGACGCTTGCCGAGAAGGGAATTAAAGACGAAGTAGCCGGTACCGGTTTGAAAAAGTTTTTCCTTACCCTGCAGACAGGTGCCGACGATACCAATCCAAAGGTGGTCGGCCTGTATACGGCTTTAGATAACCTGGCTAAAAAACAGATGGAAGCGTCCGACATTAAAAAGATGTTTGGCGAGGAAGGTTATAACGTTGCCTCTGTATTGATTAACGAGACCGAAAAAGTAAAAGCCTACACCACCGCCGTAACTGGAACCAGCGTGGCTATAGAACAGGCCGCAATTAACAGCGATACCGCCGAAGCCAGACGGGCACAAAGACAAAACAGTCTTATTAACCAAGGCGTGAGTTTGCTTGAAAAGCTTTATCCATCTATTGAAAAGGTAGAAGTAGCAAGCGCTTCTGCGGCCGAAGCTCTGATGAATGGTGCTAAGTGGCTGATTGAAAATGGAAAACTAGTGGCTTCTCTGGTTATTACATTGGGGACGTATATTGCAGTCGTCAGGATAAGCACGGCAGTGAGAGAGGCTAATACTGCAGCGTCTTTAAAGGGGCTAATAGTAGAAAAAGCTCAGGATGTTGCACTACGGGCAACCATCGCGGCCGAGTACGCGGCTTCTGCTGTAAAATTGATTTTGACCGGGAATATCAAAGCTGCTACAGTAGCAATGAGGGGACTTCTTGTTACTCTTGGAATTAATCCAATTGTTGCAATTGGCGTTGCGATTGCGGCCCTTACCGTGGGCATATACAAGTTGACTACAAAGACTACTGAGATGCAAAGGAGTCAAAAGCTGCTCAATGATGTGGCGCAAGATGCTCAAAAATCGTTGTTTGCTCAAAAAACGGAACTGGAGTCTTACATCCGGATTGCGCGCGATGATACCAAATCGAAAGCGTCCCGTTTTGCTGCTATCAAAAAGCTAAATGAGATATCCCCCGAATACCTCGGCAATCTCACATTGGAGGAAATAAATACTAAGAAAGCGACTACGGCTATTAATCAATACGTCGAAAGTATTACGACCATGGCTCGCGCGCAGGCGGCAAAGGATAAACTTGTAGACATTGAAAAGCAAAAGTTGGCTCTGGAGATGGATCCTAAGGAATTCGACGACTTAATCCCATGGTATGAAAAGTTAGAGGTTGGATTTATGCGAATGTTCAGCGGAGGAGCTGCCGATCAGGCCATGACTGCTATGGTGGCCCGTGGCCGAAAAACCCGTGATGATCTTATCGCTTCACTGGATAAAGATGCCGAAACCCTTAAGGGTATTATCGATAAGTCGCTAACGCTGCCTGGAACAAAAACGCCAGATGATACGAATGATAATCTGGATAACGGTCTAAGTGCATCGGAGTTGAAAAAAGCGAACGACGCAAAGCTTTCGGAAATAGACCGATACATTGCAGAAAAGAAACTGAAGATAAGCCGAGACTTTGACGAAGGAAAAATTCTGTACGAAGAGCGAAACAGGCAACTGGAGGCGCTTGAATTGGAAAGCCTGAATAAAAAGCTTTCGATTTACGGAGTAGGTTCGGACGAAAGGAACAAGATAGAACAGATGGTTCTCGACTACAAGTCTAAAATGATGGATAAAGGCTTCGAAGAATATTTGAAGAATCTGGAAAAAGAAAGAAAGCTTGACGAAAAAAAGAAGACTGAGAAAAAAAAACATTACGAGGCATTGAATGATATTCTTCAGGACTATTCGAAAAAGTTGATAGAAGAACAGGCAAAGATAGAGGCTGAAGAACTTGAAAAAAAGAAAAATACTGCAAACGCTTTAATGTCGTTTGGCGCAGATATTGGCCAGATAATTGGAGAATCTTTGAGTGACTCCGAGGCTACTTTCGCCGAAACAATGGGTAATATCTTGCTGCTAACATTAGACACCTTAAGGCAAATAGCAACCATGGCCATCGCCGAGAGAACAATAAAGAACATTGGTACATTGGGACCTTTGGGAATATTAAAGTCTGTTGCTGAAATTGCTTTGATAAACGCCGCCTTCTATGCTGTTAAGGGAATTATCAAAAAACCTTCAGTGTCCGGATCGTCTTCCGGAACGAGTGCTACAGAAAGTAATACCGGTTCCCGAGTTGCGAATGGGTATTCGGGCGGTGGATATACAGGTAACGGGGCAGTGATGGATGTGGCCGGTGTGGTGCATCGGGGTGAATATGTTGTGCCGGCATGGCAGATGCAGGAGCCTGCTTCTTTCAATTATGTGCAAGCGTTGGAAGGCATAAGACAAACCAGAATAATAAATAACGCTTCTGCCGGGTATGCTTCTGGCGGTCCGGTTACTACTCCTGTGTCCCCATCTGGCGTGGCTGGAATATCGAATGCTATGGCAAAAGAACTTATTACCCTCCTTCGCACGCTGAACGATAAAGGCATCGATGCCAGGGTGGTATTAAGTCAATTGGAAAAGGCAAAAGCAAAATTAGAACAATCACAAAAAATAGGCTCCAAATGAAAATAAAAAATAGTACAGGCGAATCATTTGATATCACTCCGGGGACATCGCTTGAGTTTACCAGGTTAAACCCTTTTTTCAACGAGATTGGTGAGCAGTCTATTCCGATCGACCTGCCTGCATCGGCGAATAACCTGATTATTGCAGGCTATCCGAATAGTTTAGCTCACGCCTCTAAGCAGGCATTTGTTACCGACGCGATGATAGAAGAGGGCGTGTTTGCTCTTCGGGCAAGGCAGGCTATTCTATCGGCTAAATCGAGGGATGTTATATCTACGTCATTTTATGCCAACGAGGGTGCTTTTAACGAAAAGACAAAGGATGTACAGCTAAGTACCATCTTTGCGGATAAAAAAATAGAGTTCGCCTCTGTGGATGCTGCTGTTACGTTTGTTCGTAACCTGATGATAACCCCTGATAGCCGCTTCGCCTGTTTTCCTGTTCGTATAGAAACGGGGGTACTTAACCGGTTGGGCGATGTAAACGCGGATACGTATTATAATCTGTATAATGCCATCGGCCGAACCGAAACGGTGGACGAAAAGACGGTAACGGTTTCGCCCGGCTTCTACATTACGCCTTTTATTAAGGCTAACCACCTGCTTTCCGAGATGTTCGCATACTTCGGGTACACAGTCGAAAGCAATTTCTTTACTACAACAGCGCCATTCACGGAGATGGTTTTCCTTAACAACAATATCGACACGATTGTAAAAGGCCGGATCCTTTACTCGCAGATCGTGCCGGACGTGCAGGTTAGCAGCATCCTGGACTTTTTCCGGAAAAAGTTTTGTTGTGAGTTTATTCCGAATGAATCGGAAAAAACGATTAAGATAGTACTCCTTAACGATGTGTTGAGCGAAAGTACTACTACGGATCTAACTCCGAATCTCGTTGGAAATTACACGGTTAACATGCCCGAGTTTAAACAGATTAAGCTAACGGCCGAAAAGCTGGAGGCTACCGATCCGACCACATCGGCTACCCGCAAGAGTTTTACAGATACGGTGCTGAACGAGGAATACGAATCAATACAGGCTATCGTTAAGAAGTATCCTTTTGCCCGCCTGGATCCGAAGATCGGCGAGATTTACCGTATCGGCTTCTTAGGATACACCGAGTACCGGCAGCGGATCGGCTCGCTGAACTGCAATTACTTTGCAGGGGGTACGTTGGAGGTGGAAGAAAAAGAGGCGCCTGATAAGATATTCGATGTGTATCACACCCAAGCAGCCGGTGGAACGATTCCGGCTCCGGAATTGATAATGCCGTACATTGTAGATTCCCGTTCGCTGAACTCTACGATCGTATACGACGGAGACACGTCTTCCAGTTCGGAAACCGAAGTCTCTGAGTTGCCTATTATGGTGTGCTTCTGCCATCATAATGGGGCAAGAAAGTACGACATTGGTACGATCTATAATTACGATCAGGCAGGAAACAGGGTATGGGATTATACGTTGTGTTACAATGGCGCCGACGGATTGTTTGAAAAGTTTTGGCGTAAGTACGACGACATCATCCGGAACTCGTTCTTCAGGGTGGACGCGGATATGTTGCTAACGGAAGTGCAGAAGATGTCGCTTTCGTCTTACAAGAAAATAATAATAGACGGACAGGAGCTGCTTCCGGATTCGATAAAGTATTCGCCCGGGATTAACCGTCCGGAGGAGTGTTCGTTTCTAACCTGCCGGCTCTACAGTCCGATCGAGACGGCTACACTTGAAAGCTCGCGCTTCAATCCGGTCTATAAATGGGAGGCCTTTTACGAGGAGACGTTACCAGGGCACTCGTATATGAGTTATGTAACGATCCCCCCTGTTGTCTACTACGATGATCCAACCGAGGCGCAATTTACTGCCGGCGGTCGGTACTACGAACAATCTTTCGATGTTAAGTACGACGACAATCCTTCGGGGGATCCGTATTCGGGTACGATAAATGTTTGGCTGGAGGCTGTATTAGCTTAATACTTGTCCTTTGCCTTCAATAGAGTTACACCTAAATTTGAGTTAAAAAGAAAGATATGGCTACAGTAAACCAATCACCGGACGCGCTTTCGCTTGCCGGTAATTTGAAAACATTTAAGATATCATCTACCGAATCGGTTCAATTCCGCTTATTAAAAGGCGGGGTTGAGTTGCTTAGTCAGCGCTACGAACCTGGTGCCGATGGTGTGCTGGAGATAGACGTTAAGGCGGTGGTGTTTGCGTCGCTGGCCTATACGATGAATTCGGCTAATGCTTACGTGCAGTCGGCCATTGCTGCCAACTTTATTGGCGAAGTGGACGGGGCTTCTTTCCCATTCCGCGCCGTGCGTGGGGGTGTTGCGAACCTGGCCGATACGGATTCAAATTGGTTACGTAGTCACTTTTTGACCTGGCAACCTAAAGTTAAGCCGGTTACCTACTACTCGCCCGAGTGGTTGACTTATTACGGAGTACAGGAAGCTACTATCAAGTTGCTTGCAACCTTCGACGGTGGAGCTACGCAGTCCATTACGTTGGCTTCAGTTCCTGCAGGTTCGACGGTTACGGTTAATGTTCAATACGCGTCCATAGCCGGACGTCTGGGTAATACGTACCCGGTACATTACAAGGTTTGGGCAGAGTCTACCGCCGGATCAAGGTTGACGGACGAGCAGTTCTATACCTACAGCGAGGTACAATCTGACGACGAGCAGTGGTATCTTTTTGAAAACTCCCTGGGTGGAATGGACACATTTCGGGCTTACGGGTTTAATAACTTTGACGGGTCACACACTCATAACATCGCTGAATTTGGAGAAATATACAAAGAGTATGATGTAGAAACCGAACGGATTTACAACAAGAATACCGGTTACCTGGACGAATACGCCCGCGCCTGGCTATTGGACTTTTTCCCGTCTAGGGGAAAGTTCATACACGAAGACAACGCGATCCGGAAGATTGTTGTTACCGACAGCGATGTTAAGTACGCCAGTTCCGATCTGCCAAGCGCGTACAGTTTCTCTTACAAATTTGCAGACAAAACCGAATATCTGAATCTGATAAGAAACGAATCAGAGATTCCATCCAACATCGTTATTCCCAATGTCGATTCGCCGGATTTTACTTTTCCCCCTCGGCTCGCTGAGTTACCGCGTATACTCCTAACCGAGGGGGTGCTTATTCCAGCCTTCGACTCCTCTAGCCCAACCGCCACGGTAACCACTTTCGGTGAGATAAAGCAGGTTATAGTCGGGGCAGCTTTGGATGCAATGCCAACCACAGGGGCCCCAGGAACCGGTACGATGGTTTTGTTGTTACCAAGTTCCGACACTGCTACTGAGCCGTCCGACATTACGGTATTTACAAGCAAGAGGACAATGGAAGAAATTACAAAAGCGATCGAGTCTATACCCGCTAGTCCAACAGGCAACTTCCTGCGAAAAGACGCTGAAGACACTGCCTCTGAACAGATATCTTTCGAAAAGGGTATAAAGATTGGCAATGCCATTTTTACATGGGATATAGAAGCCGGTGCCTTAAAAATTTCCGAATCAATTTATTCCGAAAAGGAAGTATCCGCCTATGGATCTGGAAGCGCTGGGGGTGATCCCGGATTATCCGGTTCTTTAGGTGGGCTTGTCAATGTGGGAATATGGGCTGACGAGATACCTACGGCAGATCGTATTATGGTGCAATTGGCTGGTGAAACTCACTGGAGTAGTAAATTATTATCTGAGATAGTTGGATTTGACACTGTTGCTTTGGGTGAATATCTTACAACAAACGACTATGTTACAAAAACATACGTAAATGAAGAGATTTCCAAAAACCTGCACAGTCACGAAAATAAAAGCATACTTGACCTTATTACGCAGGGAAATTTAGATGTCTTGTCTCATTTCAGTGTCGTTGATGGAAACATTAAGGTAGACGCTAATTTTTGGTCAACCGGCGAAATATCCGCATATGGATCTGGTTCAGGAGCTAGCGGTGAAGGAGGTCTAATAACATCTGTTTTTGGCAGCTCCGGACTTGGTGGAAGCTATCTTAATACCGACTATACAAATACCTTCAATGCCTATACAATAAATTTAATAAACACTAACCTTACTACTGCGTTGGGGCGGATAGGAGCGCTGGAGACTTCTGCTCCTTATGCTATTAGCGCAAACCGATTGGCTAACGTGCGCACAATATGGGGACAAAACTTTGATGGAACTGCTAATGTAATGGGTAACATAAGTGGAAGTTGGTTTGCAATCAATGATGTTGCGGCTAACCCCTATTTAAAGTTACTCGAAAACTCTAATTCTTGGTATTTACAAGGTTATCAGAATAAATTATACTTAGGTTCAGGTACTGCTAATTCGTTGGTTATTGATAGTGTTGGTAATGCCGGAATTATTGGGGCTCTGACTGCTAACAGAGTTAATACAATTTCCGAATCTCATATGTCTGTTGGAGCTTATGTAGACCCTGCGAGTGGAATCGGAGCAGCATTGAAAGTAGCCGGCAATTTTGTTGCTGGTGGAAACTCTTACTTTATGAATGGCAATGTTGGCATCGGTACAACTTCACCAACTGCATTACTTGATGTATATAGTCAAGTAACTGGGTTGCCTGCAACAAGCGGGGTAACTCAAAATGCTTTACGTGTTAGATTAGGACGCAAGGACGGGGCTATCCTAGATTTTGGTAGTAACGGTTCCAGTGGATTATGGATGCAAGCTACAAATGGTACTGATCTGAGTTTGGAATACCCTATTTTAATTAACCCAAACGGAGGGAATGTTTTGATAGGTACCTCTACAAACGGAATTTTTAAACTCGATGTTAATGGTAATGCGCGTTTTTCTTTAGGGGCAAGATTCAAAAACATATTTATTGAAGTTGATACGAATGGAAGTTCTACGGGGCGTGATTCTGAGATTAACTGTTATAATTCATCCCTGGCATTACAATACAACACGGCGAACAATTTACACCTGTGTCAGGGTGGCGGAAATGTCGCAGTCGGTGGTGTCGTAAATACAGGTGATAGACTTTCTGTGTTTGGAGCATTTCGAGTAGTTGGGGCATCATATATAAGTAGCTCATTAAGTGTAGATGGGAATAGCACCCTTCGTGGAATAACATTGTCAAACGGGACTAACACACGAAATATGACTGTGGGTTCTAACGGTGGTATTCAAATAGCTGGAGTTATAGATTCATTCACTTATAGTCTACCTGCTACAATTGGATGGTATAGAGTAGCTGTAGCTCCAGTTGGTATTGAAAGACCTTTTGGGCAGTTTGATATTAGTTGGACTTTGAGTAGCTACCATGGGGCTGTAAGTTTAACAGCTGGAATGATGTACGCTAGTGCCCCATTTATATCACAATCGTCTTATACTAATTTTGGAATTTGCATAACGAAATCTCGGATAGTTTATCATACAACATATTCTGGTAATTATGCTTACTTGGAAGTTTTCAATGAGACGGGTAAAGCAGTATCACTAACAGTTAAAGGTTACAATCTTTATAACTGGGCTTTATACTCCTCCAGTACAACAGGGTCAATCCCTTCGGGATACAGCAATAAAGAAATCACTCATTCCCCTGGTTATGTTACGTCAGGAAATGTTGTTGCCATTGGAGAGATTACCGCTTATTCCGCTTCGGATGCCCGTCTTAAGAAAGAAATTGCTCCTCTATCCAACTCGTTACAGATAATTCAGAATCTGAATCCAGTATCATATAAATGGAATAATATTGCAAAGGAGCTTAACCCACTTAAGGGTAATGATAGAGACTTCGGATTAATCGCTCAGGAATTAGAATTAGTGGTACCTGAATTGGTGCATACTATCTACGGAGGACAATACAAGTCTATTGATTATGTTAAAATTATTCCTCATTTGATCTGTGCTATCAAGCAGTTGAAAAAAGAGATAGATGCTTTAAAAAACAATAACATTATTCATATAAATTAAAATTAAGATGGAAAAGAAAGAAGTTAAAATGAAAAGAAGCGAAGTATTCAACTTATACAGAACACTTGCTACTATCAAAGTAAAAAAATTTGAGCCAAACACCATAGCCTTAGGATTAGACGCCAAAAGAATCATTATCGGGTATATGCTTGACTTGGGAAAAATAGTTAAAGCGGCCGAAGAATTTCAAAAAACAACTATCGACTCTCACAAGCCAGATAATTACGATGTATTACAATCCGCAAAATCTGAGATTGAAAAACAGGAATTTGAAGTTCTTAGAAAGAGATTTGAAGAAAGCCTAAATGAGGTAATCAACCCTTATTTCGGCGAAGAGGTAACTGTTATGTACGAAGGAATATCTTCGGAAGAGTTCGACAAACTTTCTGAAATAAACGACCTTACGTTAGGCACCATCGCCTACCTTAACGAAAAACTAATCTTATCTTAACATGGCCCTCCCATCAATAGGTATAACAACAACATTAGTAGCTCAGACAATTGGTCTGGGATCTAGCATCATTAGGGAGTTATGCGCTGGAAAGCTGACTTCCGAAGCTATTAGTGCGTCCCGTATCAATAAGTGGAGCAAATTTAAACCAGACCGGTATGATAGTGTTGCTCCGGATAGGAGTGCTAGTGGTGACTGGTGGAAAGCTACTGATGGGAACTGCGGAATAAACATTCCAAATTATACCACTATGGCTGCGATGTTTGCAGCCTTAAGAGCAGGAACACTTATGTGGGAGTATTTACCCCCACTTGGAATAGCTGGGCAACCTTGCAGACTCGCTGATTTTAGATCATATGAACACAATGCGGCATCTCCCTTTATTCCTTTGAATCTGGCAGATGTTTACTACGCTAGTACGGGCACAATGGGGTGTGCCCTGGATTTACGAGTGCAGAGTGAATATGAGTTAACTTTAGCAGACCTAGGATACACCTGGAATCTTGGTGAAATGTATTTTGGAGTTGCCATAAGTAAACAGGGAAGTTCTATATTTAAGTATATGACGGAATCTACTACTCTTGTAAGTGGTAGTGGAGGTGGTATAGACGTTCCTCTTACTGGGGAGCTTGGCATGTATGATGTGGTTTACTTTTTGGCTGAAACTGCAAAAACATCTTTTACTTCTCCAGATATAGCAAATACTTTTATTCCTATACCAGATGCTAGACAGGTAGTTCAAGTGAAAGAATCTGCTGTTACAGTCACAATCACAGCTATTTGGAGTGCTGGTAAGACAAACTACGAATTATATGTTATCAGCGAAACTGGCAGTCTTACTCTTAATAATTGTTTCCTCAATATAAAATACGGGGATAACCCGATGCCTTCGGCTTCTCAGAGTGGGGAAGTAACTATATCATTGGGAACAATAATTGCTAGTACTGTACCGGGTTCTGGCCCAGTTAGAACAGGAAATGTGGCCTCATTGCCAGACTATGATTTACGAGGCGGACTAATATACTTTACCAATTCTTCTTCAGCTGCGTACAATGCCTCTGATATGATAGGTTCGATCGACTAATAAATATTTAAAAAATTATGACAACAATTAAAACAGAACGGAGAATTCTAAGTCTTGAAACCATTTCAGGACCAGTTAAATTACAAAGTGAAGCGATCTTGTCCTCTTCTGGGGATATCATAAACATCTCAGGTCAAATCCAGACCGATCAAATTGGTAATATAGGTTCATTTAACGTGAATAATGGCCATGAAGGAGACCTCAGTACTAATATCAATGTAGTATCTACAAATCTTTCAGTTGCTTCACAGGCCGTTAATGAGCTTATTGCAGATTTAAATCAAATGAAAACTATTTAAAAATATAATATCATGAAATACTTTCCAGCCGTTCATAAAGATACAGGATATAACATTGTTCCTGTAATGTCAATCGGAGAATCAAAAGACGTATTAAACTCTGTATTTAACTGTAGTGATAATCCAGTTAGGGTTGTGGCATTAATTGATTCTCGCCTATTTTACCGTAAATCTTCCGAACAAAAAAAAGGGGATGGTATGTTTATGCCCGCTGGAAGCTCAGTCGATGTTGCGACATATACAGGGTATGTCCTTGAAGTTGCAGGTTCTGTAAACATAACTAAATACATCTAATATGCTAGGACTAGGTTTAGGTGTCGGATTATCTTGTCGAAGTGGAGTGCCAACAAATCCAACCCTGCATGGGTTTGAGTATACTCCCGGGCAAAATGATGATAGGGTTGACTTGGTAGGTAGTGCTTATTTTAATGGGATTAAGCCAATACAGTCCGGAATGCGTCCATTTGAGGAGTTGATTGCCACAAAAGAGCGCTGGTATCTGCACGATAATGTGGCTGTGCGCCTGGATGGATCCGCATCGCATTTAGCAGATCCTAATTATCTGCAAAAAGTGAGCGTTCCGGAGTTCTGGTATGGATCCCGTTTCGATTCAGTAAGGAATAAGATACAAGTTTGGTTCAGTCTTGTGCCTGTGCCTGGTTTTATGCATATCGCTCAGCAAGCTGTATGCCGTTATCCTGGTTATATTGATGGTACGGGAAAGGCTCGTTCTCATTCGGGCTTTAAATATCCGAATAATAAGAATTTGGTTGAGTTTACTGCCGCCTGCCAGCTAACGAGTGAAGACTTGTTCGTCTTACCCTACTATACTTACAATGCTTTATCGTTGCTTTTATTGCACGATATTGGAAGGCGTAATGCACAGGCTGTATGGGCGGGACTGCAAACCGGCTCAACGTACTCTAACATTACTTCAGGTAAAACAAACGTACTTACAACTCCTTCAGGAGAGGTCCCTGCGGATGCTGAGACAGCGTCGAATAAACCCTTCAGATGGCGATTTATCGAAAACATTTACGGGGATTGCTGGAAGATCTTGTCAGGCGTTTATTGCAATCAGGTAGGTGGGGAGCGTCGGGTTATGGTGTGTTCGGATCCGTATAAAGCAAATACGAATAGCGTTATCTCTGCTGACTATATACAGGCTTGTATAATCGCTGCTGGCGAAGGCTGGTTGAAAGATATTAATGCGCCCTGGATAAACGCCAAGGCGTACGGTGCTACGAGTACAACAGGGTACGGAGATTATACCTACAACAATACGACGGATAAGAACATCCTGATTGCTGGTGGGACCTCGAACTCCGGTGCGTCTGCCGGGCCTTTCTACTTGAATTCGACCACCTCTTCGTTGTACCGGTACATCACCCTCGGCGCGCTTTTTGCATCGATCGACCGATTGCCCGCGACGACGCAAGTCGTCGTTCCGACGATATAATACATAAGGGTGTGATGCTTTGCTGATTGCTGGTGGGAACTCGAACAACGGTGCGAATGACGGGCCTTTCTACTTGAATTCGAACAACTCTTCGTTGAACCGGAACATCAACATCGGCGCGCTAATTGCTTCTATTTTTTTTCGCAAGCGTCACATCCAAGCACCGAAGGTAGTGCGATAATTTCTAATACTTCTTTTAAGGCGGGCTGGTAGCGAAAGCGAACGTCCGCCGGAAGTAGCAAAAACTAACTAAAATATAACCCAATGAAAAGGATTAAGATTGATTATGAAGAAATGATTCGTATGGACAACCTGCTTGCGGCGGATATCGTTGTCAGGCAGGGAAAGAAATACACAAGAGATATGAGAAAGTGGGATGCCAATTGGGAAACGAACTTTCAACTATTATATGATGATCTGATAAACGAAACATATGTACCTCTCCCTTGTAGGGAAAGTGTTCGAATGACTGACGGCGGTAAGATAAGAAATATAAAGGAGGCAATGCACAGGGATAAGATCGTGGCCGAAATGATTGTTCAGGCACTTGATCCAATCTTTACGCCTACATTTATAAATAGGACGTATGGTAATATTAAGGGCAGAGGCCCGCTAAAATGTCAACATCAAGTTATCAAGGATATCGATCGGATTGAAAACCCGTATTGTTTAAAAATTGATGTAAGAAAATATTATGAGTCGGTTGATCCTTACATAATGCTTGATGTTCTATCGCATAAAATTAAAGGCGATCGTGTATTATGGCTTATATCTGTTATAATGAACTCACATGGACATCTCCCAATTGGCGGGCGTCATAGTCAGTTGTTTGGCAACATCTATCTGAGTGAGCTTGATCATTACGTTGTGCAGGTGTTAGGGCTTAAATCTTATGATCGATATTGTGATGATGTAGTAATATTCGATAAGGATAAAAAGGTTTTACATACAGCGTTAAGAGATATAAAAGAATATCTAACGAATAGAAGAAAGCTGGACATAAAACCAACCTGGCAAGTTTTTCCGGTTGACTCGCGAGGTGTTGACTTCTTAGGTTCAGTTTTCTATACCTATAAGATTGATTTAAGAACCAGGACGAAGCACAGACACAGGGCAAAACTCGCAAGGCTGAATAAAAGGCCTTCAGATCCTGTATACGAGGATCGCTACATGGCTTCATTAAATGGCATATTAAAACATAGAGATACAGACAATTTATTAAAAATATGGAGGACAAAGTATGAAAGAGTATTTAAGAGACATGAGCAACGATCGGCAATCCGTGCTATTATTAATGAACATAAAGGACGGATTAAGGCACTGGAGGCTGAATTACAATATTACGGAGATATTGCCGACCGAATCAGGCGAAGAGAGCACGAATCAAGGTGTACGGTATGAGTGTGACTTCGTTCCAGATGAAGGGGGTATTGAGGGCAATCCACCTGCTTTCGAGTTATTTGAGCAATACCTGATCGAAAGGGGGTTAACTTATGAAAGCATCGAACAAATCAGAACAGAGTATAACGGATTTGTGGACGCCAACCAAGAAGCGTTTCTTGAAAAAATCGTTTAAAGGGCGAAGAATCTTTATTGGATCGGTTTTATGTGTTCCTGTCATTATTCTTGACTATGAAATAACATTCTCACAGAAAAGCGATGATAAGGAGCTGCTTGTTTTTCAGCTCTATGTTGGAGGATCATTACGGATGTTATGGACGGAAGCATATAAGTTGATAAGTACCATTAAAGAGGCGGAGAACAAGAATAGAGAACTCCCTTTCTATACAAAGATCATCCAATCGAATGGATATTATGAGTTTGCAAAACTTACGGAGATCGAAAGAAGAAAGCTTACGTTTAAATGAGATTTAAATACAGGTTAAATAAGATAAAAATCCTTTAACCTGTATTTTTTTAACACGATTAGTTTTAAAGAGTAAGGATGTTTTGTATGTCCGTATGCCCGTATGTCGGGAAAAGTGCGGATTAGAATGTGAATTTATTAAAGACTCGGATGTCGTCTAACTTGGATTCTTCCATTACGTGAGCATATACCAGCGTCTCCCGATAGTCTGAATGACCTAGAATTTCTTTTAATGTGGCCAGGTCTTTTGTTTCGCGAAGGAAAATTGTTGCGAAGGTGTGACGTCCGGCTTTTGTTGACAGATTTTTGTCTATCTCCAGCCGTGTGGCGATCTTTTTTATATGTACATTAATTTTCTGATCCGCTACAAGATCGGTGAATAAAGGCCCTTTTATTCTCTTGTTAGAAAGCTTCCGAATCAGCTTTTTTGCCGGAATCGAAAGAGGTACTACTATCGGATCAGGCTTTGAGTTCCTGTTTTTTACGCGGAAATAAGTAAACGTTTTAGCACCTATTTGTTCTATCAACATTTTTTTCGAGTCAGTTACGGCTAGACCTGTGAGGCACATAAATAGAAATAACCCTAATGAGCTTTGTTCGTTCTCCGGAATAGTCTCTTCCTTATAAAGAGTCATCATTTTTTGCAATTCTTCGGAATTTAAGTAAGCAAACTTACCTTTAATATTTCGTTTTAGCTTAATGTTTTCGAAAGGATTGTCCTGTATGTAGCCTGCTTTCATCGCGAGACGAACATATTTTTTTATAATAGCCATGTTCTTTGTGGCTGTAGATTCTATGTTTTTAAGCTTTTTACGTAGATGTATTTTATAATCTGAAAGAAACGCTTCGTCTATGTCGTCGAAATGTAAATTAGGTGCATAGCGTTCCAGCTTATTGATCGCGTCTTCGTGAGTTGCTTTTGTTGATAGTTCGATTTTGTTCGCATTGTTTTTAAAATAATCTTTTATAAATAGGTAGAAAGTATCGTAATTGTCCGGACGTTTAAACTCCTTCCAGAAATTTGTTTTTGTTAGCTTTTTGTTCCTGAGACGGTAACGAACCATTATGTTAGTGATTCGAGCCTTCATCTTATCTATTATAAGGTTATAATCTTTATTATCCTTTTCTTTTGTTGTTACTTTTCCTTTGTCTGCGTCGAAACACTCGGGCCTGATGCTTATCTCTGTAGGCACAACGACCTTCTCCCTATTTGCATAAAAAGAGATGTATAAAGGCATTTTGCCTAATTTTCCCGTGTAACTTGTTGATTGATATAGTTTTAGAACTGCCATAAAATCATTTTTACTACATTTTTACTACATTGCTTAAATTCCCTGGTTTTGCGTGGTTTTGTTTTACGTGCGTGAATTATGATAAATCGCTGTAAATCAGTATAAACGCAAAATGCCCGACAGTCTAAACTGTCGGGCAAATGATTAAAAAGAGGTTCCTGGCGGATTCGAACCGCCGTAGACGGTTTTGCAGACCGGTGCCTAGCCACTCGGCCAAGGAACCCTTATGCAAGTGCAAGTCTCTCTTGAATTGCGAGTGCAAAGTAAGGTAATATTTTTCAATTGCGCAAGTGTTACAGTCTATTTTTGTTAAGAAAATATTTGTT